CGTGCTCGTAATCAAAAACCAGGAAGCAAATAAAATGGCAACTCAAATTAAACCAACTAGCAAAAACAGTTCGCCTATGCGTACTGGACATGCAAAAGACAACAAACCCGCTGAAGATTACGCAAAGCCACATAAAATGTCTGGAAAAGAAATTGGTACATCAGACGTAGATTTAGGTATTTGTTATGCAACTGACCCTAATACTATGAAAGCTGATGAGGTTACTCCTAGTATGCCTGCTATGACTGTATCTATTGGTAATAAGACTCGTAGCCCTAAGACTGACGGAATTGAAGTTCGTGGTTCAGGTGCTGCAACTAAAGGCCGTATGGCTAGAGGTCCAATGGCATGAGTTTAGATCCAAAATTACCAATTACTCTTAATCTTACTTTGAATGAAGTAGATGGTGTAATCGCCGGACTAGGCGAACTACCTACTAAAACAGGTGCTTTTAGCTTGCTTATGAAAATTCAAGCCCAGATTCAGACGCAGTTACCAGCAGAAGAACCTAAAGCAGAAGAGCAATAATGAACTACGAAGAGTTATACAATTCGATTCAAGCGTATACCGAAAACACTGAACAGTTGTTTGTGGCAAATATCCCTGTGTTTTTGCAGGAAGCTGAACTTCGTATTTATAACTCTGTTAACGTACCATCGTTGCGTAAAAATGTAACCGGTTCAATGAATACTGGTAATCAATACGTTGCCTTACCGTTAGATTGGCTAGCAAACTATTCAATTGCGGTAATTGATCCTACTACCGGAATGTATAATTATCTTATTAACAAAGATGTTAACTTCCTAAGACAAGCGTATCCTTTTGCATCTAATAATGGCATTACTTATCAGGGCACACCTACTGGAACTCCTAAGTATTATTCTTTGTTTGGCTCCCAATTTAACGATGTAAACGAAATGACCATTATGGTAGCACCTGCTCCGGATCAAAACTATCCGATAGAGATGCACTATTATTACTACCCACCTACTATTGTTAAAGGTCAAATTACTACCCTTGGAAGTTTGGTTGGAGGAGCGGGATATACCAACGGTGTATACCAAAACGTAGCTTTAACTGGCGGTTCTGGTGCTAATGCAACCGCAGATATTGTGGTTTCTGGTGGGGTAGTAACTCAGGTTACGATTAGTTTTGGTGGTAATTTTTATGTTGTTGGCGACACATTATCGTCTTCTTCAATAGGTTCTAGCAATACCCCATTCTCTATTTCAGTCTTAGGTGTATCTAATGCTACTGGAACAAGCTGGCTTGGCGACAATTACGATGCGGTTTTGTTTTATGGCGCTATGCGTGAAGCTATGCTATTTATGAAGCAAGAACAGGATTTAGTGACTGAATACGAACAAAAATATCAAGAAGCATTGGTTGAATTTAGACGCTTCTGTGATGGCCTTGATCGTGGTGATGCATACAGAGATGGTCAAACCAAGCTTAATATTAATCTTAAAGGTAATGTAGTCTCATGATTACCCAGACTTCCTGTACTATTTTCCAACAGAATCTTCTCAACGGTAATGAAAACTTTACCACTGGTAGTTACTATATTGCCTTGTATAACGCTAACGCTAATTTAAATAACACAACAACTGCTTATACAACAGTTAATGAAGTTGTCGGTACGGGATATACGGCTGGTGGGTTACCGCTGACTATTTCCACGCCACCCACTCAAAACGGACAATATAACATTACTTATGTATCATTTAATAATGCTGTTTGGAGTCCCGCATCCTTTACTTGCAGAGGGGCGCTAGTGTACAATGCAACCACAGGTGCAGCGTGCTTTGTGTTAAATTTTGGGTCAGATAAGACCTGTAACAGTAGCTTTACTGTGCAATTCCCGGCAGCGACTTATTCGTCTGCTATTTTAACCATTGGTACTACCACAAGTAGTATTAATTATAGTAGTGCAGATTAGGAGATTAATATGTTTAAAGAATTATCAGGATCTGGTGATAGCGCAATCGCTACCTTACAGGCCAAAGCCGCTACGGGTGAAACTGTTGGCGTAGAAGGTTTTTACCACGTTGAGTGCCGTGATGCTAACGGCAATATTAAATGGACAGAATCTTTCCCTAACCTAGTTAATGCAGTTGGTAAGCAGTTGATGCTTAACACATTGCTACGTACTTCTGGTACTTATACTACTGTTGGACCATACTTAGGTTTGATTGGTACAACTAGCCCAACATTTAACGTTGAAGACACAATGACTTCGCACAGCGGTTGGACTGAGTTTGTTAACTACACTGTTGGTGGTTCAGCAGTTCGTGGTTCAGCAGCATTTGCAACAGCAACAGATAACGCAGTTGCCTCACCATCTAACGTAGTAACATCAACAGCAACAGCTATTACTTACACCATTACTGGTTCTGGTGGTAACGTAACTGGATGCTTTTTGACTACAGGTTCTGGCGCATCTTCTACTCAGTCTAATACTGGTGGAACATTGTACAGCGCTGGTGCGTTTGGCTCTGCTAAATCTACTACTGCTGGTGATACTGTTTCTGTAACATATTCGACTACTGCTACTAGCTAAGGAGTCCTAAATGGCTCTAGCTTTATATGATCGTGTCCAACAGACTGGCTCTGCTAATACAACTGTAAGTTTTACGCTTACTGGATCTGTTAATGGGTTTCAGTCTTTTGCCGTTGTTGGTAATGGCAATACTACATTCTATGCGGCAACCGACGCTTCTGGTAATTGGGAAGTAGGTGTTGGTACATACTCTTCTACAGGGCCGACTCTAACCCGTACTACGATTTTATCGTCTAGTAATTCGGGTTCTGCAGTTACCTTTAGTGGTACTGTTACTGTATTTGTTACATACCCATCTGAGAAGTCTGTAAACCTTGATACCTCTGGCAACGTAACGGCTCTTGGTACAGTTAGCTCTGGCACTTGGCAGGGAACTACTGTTGGCGTTTCTTATGGTGGTACTGGCGTTACTTCTTCTAGTGGCGCTAATTCTGTTGTATTGCGTGATTCTAATGGTAACGTAGTATTTAATAACTTTATCGCTGGCGCCACGGCTGTAATGTCATCGGGTGGAACAACAACCTTAACTGTTGCATCTGCTAGAACTCAGCTTTTACTTGGCTCTACAACACAAACATACAAACTGCCTGATGCTACTACCCTGTCTCTTGGGCAAAGTTTTTTATTTGTTAATAGCTCTTCAGGAATTTTAACTGTTACCGATAATGCTTCTGCAACAGTAGCAGTAATATCTTCTGGTGGTGTAACACAGCTTGGCGCATTAAATGTATCAACCGTTGCGGGTACATGGGGCGCATACTCTTTCCTACCAGAATCGTATAGCTTTACTAATTCAACAGCTTCATTCGGTAATGCAACAATTACTAATGCTGTTTGGAATGGTACACAGATCGGAACTAACTACGGTGGTACAGGGTTAATTTCTTTCTCTGGAGCTAATAATGCGCTGTATTCCACATCGTCATCTGCTTTAACTGCAGGTACTTTGCCTGTTGCTGCTGGCGGTACAGGGCTTTCATCTACTACTCCATATGCAATTATTGCTGGTGGTACTACTTCTACTGGCACGTTACAACAAGTAACTGGTGTAGGTTCAGCTGGTCAAGTATTAACTTCTAACGGATCTAGCGCACTTCCAACATGGCAAACATCATCAAGTATTTCACAAGCCAAAGTTACTGCTTTGGTAATGACATTAGGCTTCTAGGAAAATAAATCATGGCAAACCCAAATATTGCAGCACTCTCTTCTATCTACGGTAATACGGCTTATGTCGTGCCTTCTACAACATCTGCTACGACAAGCTGGACTTATAATGGCACAACAACACTGACTGGGTTAACTCCAGCTACAAATACTGTAAATAAAATCACAGGTTTGATTGTAGCCAACACTACTGGTTCAGCAGCTTATGCCACTATTGCTATTGGCAACAATCCTACCTTTGGTTCTGCCACTGTAATTTCTTATCCTTGCTACCAAATCAGTGTACCAGCCAACGCTTCTTTGATCGTGATTGATAAGACTACAGACTTGTACATTACTGAAAACCAATCATTGGCAGTAATCTCTGGTACGGCTTCAGCCCTGACTTATACAGCAATTTTTGAATCCATAAGCTGAGCGTAGCGTGAGTGAAAGATATGTCGGATCATGGATGCAAGATGGAGCGTTCAACCCGCTAGCCGCACCTACGCCTACCTATACATATAGTTTGTATAGCTGGGGACAAAATCAATACGGTCAATTAGGGCTAGGAAATACCACATATTATTCTTCACCAAAAAACGTGGGTGCCTTAACGAATTGGGCAAGCGTTGGATCAGGTCGTTCATTTGTGGTTGCAGTGCAATCTAACGGAACTCTATGGTCGTGGGGTCAAAACCAATATGGTCAATTAGGTCGTGGAAATTTAACCTATTATTCTTCGCCTAAACAAGTTGGTGCTTTAACCAATTGGTTAACTGTGGCTTGTGGCCCGTATCATGTTGCCGCCACAAAAACTGATGGAACCCTATGGACTTGGGGACAAAATAATAACGGTCAACTTGGACTTGGCAATCTTACATACTACTCGTCTCCAAAACAAGTGGGCAGCCTTACTAATTGGTTACAAGTAAGTTGTGGAGCGTACAATACATATGCCATTAAAACAGATGGCACATTTTGGGCTTGGGGCGCTGGTGGAAATGGTCAAATTGGTCAAGGCAACACAACCTCTTACTCATCTCCAAAACAAGTTGGTGCGCTTACGAATTGGTCTTATATTGGTTCTGGAACAACTTTTTTAGTTGTTAAAAAAACGGATGGCACTTTGTGGTCTTGGGGATACAACGTTTATGGACAATTAGGTTTAAGTAACACTACATATTATTCATCCCCCAAACAGATTGGTGCATTAACTAATTGGTATGGTGTAACAACTGGAGGTTATCACGCATTAGCAACCAAAACCGATGGTACCCTATGGTCTTGGGGATATAATGCTAATGGTCAGCTTGGTTTAAACAATAATACTAATTATTCTTCACCAAAACAAGTTGGCGCATTAAATAACTGGTCAAAACCATATAACTTAAGATTAAGTTCTTTTGGTATTAAAACCGATGGCACTCTATGGGGGTGGGGATATAACAATCTTGGTCAATTGGGTATTGGAAACCAAACAAGCTATTCATCTCCTAAACAAATTGGTAATTTAACTAACTGGGGTGCAGTTGCAAAAACAGTTGCTTCAGCCACTAGTACAATAGCACTTCAAATTTAATATGCCAATAACCTACCCCTACGTCCAATACTCTGGCATCTGGACAACAAGCCAAGCTACTGATGCCGTTGCCGCTGGCAATTGGGCTAAACCGCCAGCACCGCATTTATTTGCGTGGGGAAAAAATAATTTTGGTCAATTAGGTCTTGGAAACACAACTTACTATTCATCTCCTAAACAAGTTGGTTCATTAACAAATTGGTCTTCCATATCATCTGGAAATGTTCATACTGTTGCATTAAAAACTGATGGCACCCTTTGGGCTTGGGGTAAAAATAATAGTGGTCAGCTTGGTTTAAACAACACAACATCTTATTCTTCTCCAAAACAAGTGGGTGCTTTAAACAACTGGTTATTTGTAAAAGCAAGCGGATACTTTACTGCAGCCATTAAAACTGATGGCACTCTTTGGACTTGGGGCCAAAATTATCATGGTCAGTTAGGTTTAGGAAACACAACATACTATTCATCTCCAATGCAAGTTGGATCTTTAACTACTTGGGCTACATTAACGCTGACCTATTTTGATATGTTAGCCATTCAAACTGATGGCACTCTGTGGGGCTGGGGATACAATGTAGATGGTGAAATTGGAATTGGTAACAAAACAAACTATTCTTCTCCCAAACAAGTTGGAGCTTTAACAAATTGGCAAAATGTTTACTCTGGAGACGTGCCAAGTGTTTTTGCAACCAAATCCGATGGAACTTTATGGTCTTGGGGTCTAAATACTTCAGGTCAATTAGGACTAGGAAATACTACAAATTATTCATCCCCTAAACAAATTGGCGCATTAACTACTTGGGGTTCTTCAATCGTGGCCGTTGGTTACGGGCATGTATTGGCAAATAAATCCAATAATACATTGTGGGCTTGGGGAAGTAATAATTTTGGTCAATTAGGTCTTGGAAACACAACATCTTATTCTTCTCCAGTACAAGTTGGAAGTTTAACCAACTGGTTATCAGTTTCTACAGGATATTTTAATAGTATTAGCCTAAAATCAGACGGCACCCTTTGGTCTTGGGGATACAATAATCGTGGTCAATTAGGTCTTGGAAATACAACAAACTATTCTTCACCTAAACAAGTGGGATCTTTAACTTCTTGGCTTACTATAGCAAGCGGCATTTACGCAACATTCGGCATCGCAAAAACTTAAAAAGAGGAAAAATTGAAAAAAACATTGCACTTTTTATCAGGAATCCCCCGCAGCGGCTCTACCGTTCTAGCGGCAATCCTTAACCAAAATCCAGAGACACATGTTTCTACAACATCTGGATTAGTGCATGCGCTAGATGGACTAGCGAATACTTGGCATTCTGCAGGACTGCTGAACGAAAATGACCCAGACCGCAAGAAGCTGGCGCAGACTATGCGTGGCATGATTGATGCGTTCTATGAGGACACCGATAAGCCCGTAGTAATCGACAAAGGTCGTGGTTGGCCTATTCCGATCATTATGGGCGCTATGACTCAGGTATTAGGTCATGCACCAAAGATTATCGCTACAGTACGCCCTGTGCCTGACTGTATGGCTTCTTTTGTACGTGTTGCAAAACCAGCTGACTTAGATGAATTTATGTACTCTGGGCAACTTGCTGACCACCTTAAAGCTGCGTATATCTCGTTGCAACAAGGCTATGAGGCTATGCCAGAGAACTTCCTGTTTGTAGAGTACGACAACCTCTTAGCAGACCCAAAGAAAGAATTAGACCGCATCCATGAGTTCCTTGGATTAGCACCGTTTGAGTATGATCTGTCTAACATTGATGGCACACCAGTAAAAGAAGATGACGAGAATCTACACGGTTACGCTGGTATGCACGACATCAAGCCAGAGTTAAAGAAACAACACTCAGACCGCTCACAAGACTTACTCAAGCACCACTACAATCAGTTCTGCCAGCCTGAGTTTTGGAATGACAACAAGCGCACTATGCCTGAGTTAGATGACTTAGACCTCCAGTTAGCAGCGGGTAAAATTGGTGACTTTGCGGAAGGCTGGAGACTATCTGAGAAGCTAGCTAAAGAGCGCCCAACAGACCATCGTGCGGCCTATAACCGCTCTTGGTATTTGCTTAAACAAGGCAAGATCCGTGAAGGCTATCGTGAGATGGATCGTGGACGCTTCTGCGGAATTATTGGCGAGCGTCATCCAGATACTCCAATGCCCGAATGGGACGGGCGTTCTAAAGGCACAATCCTACTCTATTGCGATCACGGATTAGGCGATCAGATCCATCAAGTACGTTATGCTAAGGACTTGGTAGCCCGTGGAAACAAAGTGATTATCTGCTGTTCAGGTCAATTAGCGCAGTTATTCTCTACTGTTGAGGGCGTTTCTGCTGTGGTGCAACATGGCGCTGAATACGGCATTTACCATGACTTCTGGGCGTTTGCTATGGTAGCTCCAAACTACCTAGGCTACGAAATGAGCGACCTTAAAGGCACACCATACATTCCAAAGCCAACCACCATTAAAGGGCGTAAAAAGCGCATTGGACTACGTTGGCAGGGTAACTCGAAGTTTGAGGACGACCACCATAAACGCTTTCCATATGACCTAATGTTCAATGCGGTCAAGAACTTTGACGTAGAGTTCATTTCATTACAAAGAGATGAGGGTTCTGAAGCATGTCCTCCTTGGGTAAAGAGAGTTTCGCTTGATTCATGGATTGATACCCAAAATGCCGTAGCCAGTTGTGATATGGTGATTTCTGCTTGTACTAGCGTATCCCACTTATCAGCTGCTATGGGTATTGAAACGCTCGTAATCATTCCTTGTATGGGGTACTATCTTTATGCTCTTGATGGCTCAGAAGTGCCATATTATAATAGTATGCGCCTCTTTAGACAGAAAACCTTTGGCGAGTGGTCTGACCCATTTAACGAAGTAAAAGAGTATCTTTCTACAGTATTACCAGCTAATGAACTTAGGAGCGTTGCTTGAGTACAGTTGCAAAACAATGCCATGTATACCAAATAACAAATAAGTTAAATGGTATGCAATATATCGGGGTTACTTATAACCCCCATAGGCGTTTTTTGTTGCATTGCAGTGATGCAAGAAACAACTCTAGATCATACATTCGTGACGCAATAAAGAAGCATGGAAAAGAAAATTTTGATCTTAAAGTGCTTCTTATTGGTGATCGTAGGTATTGCCTTGAAATGGAAGCTGGTTTAATTAACGCATACGGCACTTTAGTTCCAAAAGGTTATAACATTTGCGGTGGCGGAGAAAGTCAAGTCGCTGTGTTATCTGGCGATAAAAGCTATTGGTACGGCAAGAAAAGAGACCCCGAGTCTGTTGAGCGCAGTCGTATTAATAACAGCGGTGAAAAGAACTATAAAGCAAAACGGTTTATTGCTGTATCCCCAGATGGCGTTGAGCATCATGCAATAAGTCTTAGTAAGTTTTGCAAAGAACACAATTTAAACGTAAGAAATTTGTCTCAAGTTGCTTTGGGTCGCAGAAAGCACCACCTAGGCTGGACGGCTTCTTATGTTGAACCACAGATAAGAATGGTAAGTTAATGAGCTATCGGTATTCCAACGCCTTTGTAGACCCAGGGTTAAACACCTTAGTTGCCCCTACGCCTATTTATCAACTAGGTTTACAAAGCTGGGGAAGAAATAATTATGGTCAACTAGGTTTAAGCAATACAACATCTTATTCTTCACCCAAGCAAGTTGGATCATTAACAGATTGGAAACAAATATCCGCTTTTGCAGCCAATATTGCGGCTGTTAAAACAAACAATACATTATGGACTTGGGGTTTGGGTAATAGAGGAGGATTGGGATTAAACAACACAACATCTTATTCTTCCCCAACACAAGTGGGTGCTTTAACAAATTGGCTTCAAGTATCAACTGGATACAGTTGTGTAATTGCCGTTAAAACTGACGGTACTCTTTGGTCTTGGGGAAATAATAGTAATGGTCAATTAGGTTTAGGAAATATAACATATTATTCATCTCCAGTGCAAGTAGGCTCACTTACAAATTGGTCATTGGCGTCTGCAAATACTAGAGGTTTTTGTTTTGCAATTAAAACCGATGGTACTCTTTGGGCTTGGGGAAGTAATGGTCAAGGGCAATTGGGTATTGGAAACACAACATCTTATTCATCTCCAGTACAAGTTGGATCGTTAACTAATTGGCTTCAAATATCATGTGGTTATTATGTTTCAGCTTTAGCCCTTAAAACAGATGGAACACTGTGGTCTTGGGGAAGAAATAATTATGGTCAACTAGGTCTTGGAAACACAATATCTTATTCTTCCCCAAAACAAGTGGGTGCTTTAAAAAATTGGAAAGCAATTTATTCTGGCGTATCATCTGTTTTAGCATTAAAAACTGACGGTACTTTATGGGCGTGGGGAAGAAATAATTTTGGTCAATTAGGTTTAGGCAACAGAACATATTATTCATCTCCTAAACAAGTGGGTTCATTAACAAATTGGTCAAAAATTTGTGTAAATACTGCTGCTGCCGCCATTAAAACTGACGGGACATTATGGTCTTGGAGCCAAAATAATTTTGGTCAACTAGGTCTTGGAAATATAACATCTTATTCTTCTCCAAAACAAGTTGGTTCTTTGACAAATTGGATTAGCCTTGCTGCTAGTTATCAAGCATTTTATTCTTTAGCTTATTAATCATGCCAGTCTCATACCCATACACCCAATACGGAGGCATCTGGAAACTCTCCGCAGCAAGCGCAGCTCAGGGGGCTGGTACTTGGGCTACTCCGCCAGCAATTATTTCTACCAATCTTGTTGTTTACTTAAATGCAAAAAATTATTCTGGATCTGGATCCACATGGACAGACGCAAGTGGAAATGGTAACAACGCAACCCTTGTAAACTCTCCAACATATACTTCAACAGGCGGATCATATTTTACATTTAATGGTACAAACCAATACGCAACCACGTCTTCTGTAAGTACAGCAAAAACAAACACCACCATTCAAGTTTGGGTTAATGTAGTTACCCCTCAAAAAGGGTGCTTTGTAGTAAACGGTAATAATGATACATTTAGCTATGGCGTTGGTATTGGAAATGGCAATATGGATACCACAGGATCAAACCTTATTGGTTTACAGGGCGGATATGCTTGGTACCCCACAAGTTATACATATAATTCAGGATGGCAATTAGTATCTATGGTATTGGGTACATCGGGACAACTTTATTTATACGTTAATGACACTTTGCAAGGTACTTTTTCATATGCGTTTGCAGGTTCACCCTCTGGCGGTATTGTAATTGCGGCTGAAACTACGGCTTTAAGATTTTTTGGGGGTTCTATAGGCGCAGTTTTATTCTATTCTACAGCACTTACTCAAACTCAAATAGCACAAAATTATACGGCCCTTCGTGGTCAATATGGTGTATAAAACTTAACAAAAGGAGCATTAACATGGCATTATATGTACAAATCGTCAACAATGAAGTTAAACAGTGTATCGACACAACACCACCAGAGGGCGTAGGTAATGCTGGCTGGAAGAATGCAGTTGAAGTTCGCCCAACCATCATTCCAAATCGTCAAGGCTACACAGCACACACATTTGATCTAACTCAAGATCCAGTGCAAATCGTGTACGGCACATTTGACATTCCTGTAGCAGATCGTCAAGCTGGCATGATCGCTAACGCTAACTTTGAAGTAAGTCAATTACTCCAAGGTATGGCACGTGATCCATCTACATTTGATGCGACTAAAGTATCTGCTGCTCAGTCTGCTGCTGCGACCAAAATCGCTGCAATTGAAGCTGCTACAACACACGACCAGTTAGATGCAATCCAGTAAAGATTCAGCCTATCGTAGTCTAGTAAAGGCGATATCTTGGCGTATGGTAGGAACCATTGATACTTTTATCCTCAGTTGGATTATTACTGGTACCATTACTCTAGCAACAGGGATTGCATTTACTGAAATTATGACTAAAACTGCCCTTTATTGGGTACACGAAAGGATTTGGAACCGATTATGAAAATTCTGATTATGGGATTGCCAGGATCTGGCAAGACGTATTTAGCGCAAGCATTAAAGGCTTACTTAGAAGAGCATGGAGATATCTCCTACTCTAGAGCTTTATGTGAGCCAACAAACACTAAACCAATAGTAACTTGGTTTAATGCGGATGAAGTGCGTAAAAAATACAATGATTGGGATTTTTCTAAAGAAGGTCGTATCCGTCAATCTTTGCGTATGGCTGAGTTTGCGCTATCTGCTGGCGGTGATTATGTGATCTGCGACTTTGTAGCTCCTTTGGTCGAGATGCGTAATAACTTCAAAGCAGACTGGACTATCTGGGTCGATACGATTGATGCTGGTCGTTTTGAAGATACCAACAAAGCGTTCGTGCCTCCAGAGGTCTATGACTTCCGTGTGACGGAACAGAACTGCGAAAAGTGGGCTGAGTTTATTGGCAACCACATTATTGAGAACCGCAGACGACCTACATTTGATTGGCAGAAAGAAACTGTCCAAATGTTGGGAAGATGGCAGCCGTGGCATGCTGGTCACCGAGCGCTATTTGAACGCTCTATAGCTAAGACTGGTCAAGTAGTTATTCAAATCCGTGACTGTCAAGGCTGGCAAGGTTCTAACCCATTTGCTATAGAGCAGGTAAAAGGTTATATTAAGAGAGACTTAGATCCTCTTTATCAGGGTCAGTACGAGATTCAAGTGGTTCCTAATATCGTTAATATTACTTACGGTAGAGATGTTGGATATAAAATTGAACAGGAAACATTTGATAAGTCAGTAACTGATATCAGCGCCACTAAAATCCGCAAGGAAATGGGTATTAAATAATGTTTGGAATATCTGCCTTTGCCCAATCTTCATTTGCCGCTTTAGGTATTAATAACTATGTCTTAACGGCTAGTGAAAATGTGGGTATGGCTGATACAAACACAACTCAGTCTGCCTATTTATCGAGCATCTCGGAAGCTATAAATTTAACGGATGCCAATTCAGAAGCGGGTTTGTTTATTGAAGTAATTACCGAAAACTTTACCCCTGCTGATGCTAATTCCGAAATCACTAGCTATAACTTATCTTTGTCCGAAAATGCTTCTTTTGCGGACGCTAACACAACTGCAATACCACTCTATATAACTGAAAACTTTTCCCCAGCCGACTCGAATACCGTTTATTTTGCTGGATTACAATCCCAGACCGAACCTATTACTAGCGTGTTAGATACCTTTACAACCGCATCTGCGTACCTTGAGTCTATCTCGGAAAATACCAATATAGCTGACCTAATATCAATCCAAGCTGGTTTTGCGGCGTTAGTTGCCGAGGCTATAACGATAAATGATATTAACCATTTAGCCCAGAACTACGTGGTTTCTTTAGCTGAAAACGCTGGATTTGCAGATTCTGCCATAGCTGGTAAGATAATTGCACTTACTATTGCCGAGAACTTTAGCCCTGCAGACTCATTTGCTGTTGGTACGGCGTTCTTAGAATCAATTATAGAAACGTTTTCTGCCGCTGACCAAAACACAATTTCTGCTCAATTTGCGGCTGCAGTAACTGAAGCACTCCGTTTATTAGATAGCCAAACTACTAGCGAATGGATTAAAATTAACGATAGTCAAACCCCGAATTGGGTACAAATTAACGATTCACAAGGATAAATATCATGGCAACATCAAGCTTAGGCATAACTCTAATAGCCGATGGAACTCAATCTGGTACATGGGGAGATACTACCAATACTAACTGGCAATACATGGAAGATGCCGTAGCTGGGGTCTATGGGTTAAATCTTTCTGGTGGTACAACGTATACTTTTGGTACTGCTCTTTTGGCAAGATACGCCGTTATTAACGTAACAAACGCTGGTGGCAATTCAACAATTAGTTTTCCTGCGGTTTCTAAAGTTTATATTATTAGCAATAACAGTGGCTATTCAGCCACTTTGCAAGTTACAGGTGGCGGTGGTGGTTCTGTAGTCGTTGCAAATACTTTAACCACTTTAGTATATTGCGATGGTACCAATTTTAACTCTGGTATTACTGGTTTTACTGGCGGTAACTTATCTATTACTGGTAGTATTACAGCTAGTGGTTCAATTACAGGCGCCAGTTTTACTTCTCCTAGTGGTGTTCCTCAATTTGCGGGCGGTACAACAGGTCAAATTCCTTACCAAACAGCTGCTAACACTACTGCTTACACCCCAACGCCTACTACAGGTTCTTATTTATCTTGGAACGGATCAGCGTATACATGGTCAACAGGTAGCGTAACTACTGCTTCTAACCTCTCTGGAGGTTCTACTTGGTCAATACCGTATCAAACTTCTCCTGGTAATACAGGATTCCTTACCCCTTCTGGATCTACTCCGCTTACTTTGCAGTGGAATGGTTCTGCTGTTTTGTGGGCTGCTGGTGGTGCAGTATCTAGTTTTTCTGCTGGTACAACAGGTTTAACACCTAGTTCTCCTACAGGCGGTGGTGTTGTATTAGAAGGCGTTTTAAATACAGCGAATGGCGGTACACAGGTAAGTTCTTCTGGCGCATCAGGAAATGTATTAGTTTCTAACGGCACTGTTTGGACTTCTCAAACTCCAGCTTCTGCAGGTTTAGCTTCTCTAACTTCAAATAATACGTTTACTGGGTATTTGGGGGTTGGTGGCGCAGGATCAGGAACATATGGTTTAAATGTTAATGGACCAAATGGACAAGCCGCAGTTTACATTACAGCGGGGTCAACTAGCTCTACTGGACTTGGTATTAATATGCCTTCTGGAAATCCTTACTCCATAATTTTTCAATATGCTGGTAGTAATGTGGGCGGAGTAACTGTTAATAGTACATCCACAACATACAACACATCATCTGATCGTAGATTAAAAACAAATATTGCTAGCCTTACAAACTCTGGTACAACAATTGATGCGCTGCAACCAAGAACATTTACTTGGAATACAACTCAACAATCAGATATAGGTTTTATTGCTGATGAACTTCAATCCGTAGTTCCACAAGCAGTTACAGGCGAACCAAATGCTGTAAACGCTGATGGCACACCTAAATATCAACAAGTTGACGTTTCTACGCCCCAAATGATTGCAATAATGATTTGTGAATTACAGTTACTTCGTAAGCGTGTTGCTGCCTTAGAAGCAAAATAATGAACGAAATCTTTACCCATCTTCTCACTGGTAAAGATAACAAAACCCACGATATCGGTCGTTGGACTTGGTTGATTGGGTTTGTGG